CTACAATAGAAACTGCTGTCGAAAGAAATAAAAGACTAGGAGTGGAATAATGCCATATTTAGGTGCTAGACCAACAGATGTTCCTGTAGGAAATCTAAACAACAATCAAAATTTATTAATTAATGGTAGTATGCTTATAAATCAAAGAGGGGGTGGAGCAGCAATAACTTCTGCGTCAACTTATAATAATAATGATGACAGTTACACACTTGATAGGTTTAATTTAGTAAGTGATGGAAACGATATTGTTGATGTTACTCGTAGTACAACAGCACCTGATGGTGGCTCAACTAGCAGTATAGCTTTAGATGTTGAAACTGATGATAAAAAATTTGGTATTGTTCAATTTATAGAAGCTAAAGATAGCCATCCAGCTATCGGTCAAACAGTATCTTTACAGTTTAAAGCTAAAGTTAGTAATGCTAGATTAACAGATGTTAGGGCTGCTGTTATTTCGTGGGATGGAACTGCTGATTCAGTTACAAGTGATGTTGTTAATGCTTGGGAAAATGCCTCAACTGTACCTACATTAGCTACAAATTGGACCTATGAAAATACGGCTGCAAGTTTAGCTTTAACTACTTCTTTTGCTACATATACAATAGAGGGTATTGCTGTTGATACCTCATCAACAAATAATATTGCTGTCTTTATCTGGTCGCAAACTGAAACTAATAATGTTGGAGATATTTTATATATTACAGATGTTCAGTTAGAAGTTGCAAATGTCGCTGGAACATATGACAGAAGGTCTTACACAGAAGATTGGAATATGTGTCAAAGATATTTTCAAAGCTCTATTGACCATGATGTAACAAAAGCTGGTAATGGCTCACAAGACAATTCTAACGCATTTGTTTTATTTGGTGACGATCAAGGTGATTATCAATATCATCATGTTTTCCATCAAGAAATGTTTGCAGACCCAACAGTTACTGTTGTGAACAATTCTGGTTCTGGTGCAGCAACAGGAGTATTAAGAAATTTTAATGATGGTAGTGATTCAGCAATAACAGATGCTTCTGGAAAATCAAGTATTCGTATTCAAGATGGTTCACTAACTGCTAGTCATGCAAATGATGGTCTTTTTGCCTGTTGGGTTGCTGACGGAGAAATGTAATAGGAGAATATAATGGAAGTTACGAGTGCAAAAAAATATAGTTTTACTGATGACATGGGTGGAACAGTAGAAAGAATAATTGCTGTAATTAATGGTAATGAAATGCACGTTCCTTTAAAAACAAATAATCGGCATTACCGAGCAATACTACGTTGGGTTGATGCTGGTAATTCTATAGGTTCACATTCTTTTGATTAATAAAGTTACAACATATTTAATATTTATTTGGATAGTTGCTGTAGTGACTGCTGCTTATCCTACCTTTGTTCAAGGTCAAGTTATATGTAATGAAAGAGCAGCTATACTAGAAAGTTTAGACAATTCTTATGGAGAGAAAATAGCTGAACAAGGATTAGATGAAGGTTCTTTGATTGTTATAACTGTTAATTTACAAGGTAAATGGTCTTTACTTCTTACACCAAAAGGTAGACCAAATACGTTTTGTGTTCCAATAACTGGAAGTAATTGGACTCAAGAAGAAAATGTTTCAAATGGGATAGCATATAACGGTTCTGTTTTAACTATTGTTCAAAATGACGACGGAACTTGGAATATGATATATCTTGACAAAAATACTGGTAACATACAAAATGTTACTAAGGGTTATGCGTGGGAACGTGTGCTAAACTTAAAGTGAGGTAACATATGCCCTTATCTAATTTATCGGATGAAGAGTTTGTTGAAGAATTTGAGTTACTTGGTGCTGCTGAATTAAGTAAAAAGTATAATCAAAGTGTACGTTCAGCTTATGCAAGAAGATCCAGGTTAGAAAATAAATTACAAACAAAAATAAAAAGTCCTGATGAAAAACGATCTATTGTTGGAGAAGTTCACGGTAGATTAGAACACAACCTTATAAACGGAACAATTATAGTGGGTTCTGATGCTCATTATTGGCCTTATAAACTAACTACTGCTCATAAAGCATTTGTTTATTTTTGCAAAAAATTCAAACCAAATATAATTGTTGCTAATGGGGATTTTTTAGATGGTGCAAGTATTAGCCGTCATGCTTCCATTGGTTGGGAACACAAACCATCTTTAGTAGATGAAATAGAAACTTGCAAAGAACGCTTGGCAGAAATTGAAGCTGCTGCACCCCAGGCAAAAAAGTTTTGGACATTAGGAAACCATGACGCAAGATTTGAAAATCGTCTAGCTAATGTAGCTCCTGAATACGCTAGATTACATGGTTTTCATTTATCGGATCATTTTCCAGATTGGGAGCCTTGTTGGTCTTTATGGGTTAATGGTGATACCGTTATTAAACACCGATGGAAAGGTGGAATCCATGCCAGCCACAATAACACGGTCAATTCTGGAAAAAACATTGTTACAGGACATTTACATAGTTTGAAAGTGCAACCATTTTCAGATTATAATGGAACTAGGTTTGGAGTGGATACTGGCACGTTAGCTGAACCTTATGATGAACAGTTTAATAATTATATGGAAGACAATCCTCGTTCCTGGAGAAGTGGATTTATTGTGTTAACATTTGTAAATAAAAAGTTACTATGGCCTGAAATAGTACACGTTGTAGAGGAAAATGTTGTAGATTTTCGAGGTGAGTTAATTAATGTTGCATAAAATAGAAAATATAAAATCTAAAGAACAAGAGCTTCACTCATTTAGAATTTGGCAAGGTGAAGAATGTTTAGATTTTGATATTATTGGAACTCCAATTATAGGAGATTGTTGGTTAACTATACGAACAATAACAAAAGAAATACATTTTAATTGCAGTCATATATACAGATTTGAGTTTACTTGAACGATATTGTAAATAAACCTAAACATTACAATCAATACGGCACAGAATGTATTGATTACATTAGAGCCTCTATGAGTGATTTAGAGTTTAAAGGTTATCTTAAAGGTAATGTTGAAAAGTATTTGTGGAGATATGATTTTAAACGTAGACCTGTAGAAGACCTTCAAAAAGCTCAATGGTATTTAAATAAGTTAATACAAGAAGTTTCTAAAAATACGTAACCAAAAGAAAAACCAATGAATCAACCAAGTAGAAAAATGTGTATCACTCAAAGAATGGGGTCATACACACAAACTGACCACGCAATAGTGTGGGAATATAATCATATAACCAAAAAGTGGGAAAAAGATGAAAGACCTGCTGATTTTGGGGTAAGACCACAATCCGTATTGAGGGCAACACATGAGTCAGATTGATATTACACCGACACTTATTGAACAACTTATTGACCACGAAGGCATTGAGTTAAAAGCATACAAAGATACCGTTGGTAAAATAACTATTGGAGTTGGTCGTAATTTAGATGATGTTGGGATTTCAGGTGAAGAAGCAATGATCCTTCTCAAAAATGATATACAAAGGATTGTGGACCAGCTTGACGCACATATTGATTGGTGGAGAGAGTTAGATGCAGCTCGACAAAGAGCTTTAATTTCTATGGGTTTTAATTTAGGCATTTATGGTTTGTTAAAATTTGAAAAAACTTTAAATGCTTTAAAAAACAAAAGATGGGTAGAAGCATCAGATGAAATGATGGATTCTAAATGGGCAAGTCAAGTTGGTCGTAGAGCAGAAATGCTTTCACAAATTATGTTAACAGGGAATGAATAATGGAAGTACCTAATAAAGAAAAATGGCAAAAAAACAGACGTTATATGGCCTGGTCCGCTTTATTTATAATGGCAATGGTAACTATATTGGTCATTGCGTTTCCTAGTCATATAAAACCAGCAGAAGGAATTATTGTTACTATTTATTTATCTCTTAGTGGGTTAGTGGGTGCTTATTTTGGATTTGCAAACATTGGTAAGAAAAAATGATTGGTGCATTAATAGGTCCAATAGCAAACTTAGCTGGTACTGTTTTACAAGGTCGTTTAGAAAAAACAAAAGCCAATACAGAAGTTAAAATAGCTACAGCAAAAGCTAAAGCTAAGATAATGGAAAAACAAGCGACTGGTGAAATAGACTGGGATTTAGAAGCTATCCGTGGTGCAAGAAATTCTTGGAAAGACGAGTGGCTCGTAATTTTATTTTCTATACCTCTAATACTAGCTTTTGTTCCTGGCATGGAGTTGGTGGTCTTAAATGGTTTTGAGGTATTAAATCAAATGCCAGAATGGTATCAATACAGTTTAGGTGTAATTGTTGCCTCTAGCTTTGGTGTTAGAGCAGCTACTAAATTTTTTAGAAGGAAGTGAAGTCTCTTCAGATAACACCTCCTTCCAATAACAATCACAACAATACAAAATATTGTTTTCGTATACATCCCCATCCATAGTTTTGCACACTTCGCATTTCTCTCTCACAACTTCACAGCTCTTTCGTTAGCACTTCGTGATCTCCAAAACTCAATCATTGCTTCTAATCCAACTCTTTCTGCTCTAAGTTTTTCATGGTTTAACGTGCAATCTCTAATTTTTTCTAATTGCTTTTTGTATTCTTCACTTGCTACAGCTTCCCGTTCTTGAGCAGAGATAGGCATATTTCCCAACCTGCCATCCTTCATAATCATTGCTTTAATACTTTTTTTGTATTCTTCAGCATAAATTAAATCAGCTTTAGCTTTGG